TGGTGCTTGTCACGTTTTTGCGGAGAAACGGGAACTGAACCGAGTTATAAATACGCTGCTCAGACTGCGTAACGAACACGGGGATATTAGCCACGAAATCTGTTTCCGTGTTCTCCGTGTACGCTTGAATAGCAGCGCTGAGTTGCGTGTAATTCATGCCATCGGGCCTCTGGCAATTGTGCCTTTGGTTGCCGCACCGTTACCACGGGTAACAATACCGGATGTTTTAGTTTCATTCTGACCGTTGTTAATGACGCCAACGCTCATCTTCATGGTGCTAAGACTACTAATGCTAGAGTCTTTGCCGGGGTTCTCTGACATCACTAGAGCCTTACCATTCATTTTGTGCGGTGCAGCATAAGTAGCGGCGTCGCCAACTTCTTTGCCCATAACTTTTTTGCTAAATTTAGCCATGATTAACCTCCACGTTGATTAGCAACTTTGGCCAAACCGCGACCATATTGCATCATCATTTCATTAGTCTTACCACCCTTGGCAAGCTTTGTAGGCTTTTTGCCGGGGTGCATGTTTTTCTCGTGCTTACCAATGGCAGACTTCACCATCTTTTTGTCTTGTGTCATATCTTTCATAACTAACTCCTAAGTAACTGTTACCGTAACTGTACCAACAAATGCCGTTGCCACCAAGTAGTTTGGTGTCATACCTACATCAAAATAGCTAGCCCCACCTACTGGGTTCCAGCCCCACTGAATATCCCGCGAACCCCCAGTCGGACTACCAGCAGTATTTACGCCTGCTGTGACATACGTTGAGTCTGTACGTGGGTTACGCACTGCTTGCGGATCATCAACTGGGTACATACCCAACTGCAACTGCGGCTGATCGGGATCCCAACACTGAGGGCACACAAGCAAGTTATATATCTTAGTCTTTTGAATCTCTTTTTTAAGCGCTGTTAATTTGTACTGAAAGCCACACCTATCGCACATAGCAATACTGTTTTTGCCAGAAGCAAACCGATTACCCACTAGGAGCCCCCGCCAATAAACTGTTGTCGAGGCACAAAGCGAATAGCCGCTTTCTCTCGGTCTTCAGACGCAGCTAACTCCCAAGCTTCGTCATACTGTTGTTTTAATACGGGTAAGCGCTCAGCGCCACCGGCAATCTTCAATGCTAAATAGTAAGCAAGGCCAGCGGCCAAACAGGGAATAAATCTAAACGGTACGTCCATCACGTTAACACCACCACCCGCGTCTTGCGTGCGGCGTAAACGCCAGTAAACAAACGTGTACTGCTGTGACCCATCAGGAGTTGGCCAGACTGTAATAGCCGGAACCTGTGCCCAGTACACAGTAGCCGCAGCGGTATGTCCTACAGCAATCGTTTCTTGCTGACCACGGGAGCAGCTAAACAGCGTGCCGGTGTTGGCGTTTGCGGTTTGAGTGATGTATCCGTAGTTAATGATCTCGTTATCAATCTTAATAAAGCCAGTTGCTGGCAAACCCCTCACATCACTTAATACAACTGATGTGCTGGTAGACGTAATCGTTGTTGTAAGCGTTGCAGAAATAGGAGAGTTCTGGCCGTTGTATCGTTGAATCCAGACTTGAATTGGTCTGGCTTGCTGAATCTTGTTGGGGATCGTAGCGTACGTAGAAACACTAATACGTGTAATTGTTAAGTCGGCCTGTGTATTAACTGCGTTAGGCTGCGTACGAATAACATGCTCAATTAAATCAACTGTACTGTCTGGCAGGGCGTACGTATTCTGGCCCTGAACAAGGGTGATCTCACCCTGCTCCATAGTCCACATATTGATGCCGCGATTGGCCCAGTCTGCAAACATAATGTTCAAACTACGACGAGCAGTGCGCAGGTCATAGCCAGTACGCATCTCACCACCGGCGCGTTCAAACGCCTCCTCAACCAATTCGTCGAGTTGGAGATTAAAACTGGATGCGCCCGAAGTAGTTGCCATTATCTAAATCCTGCCGTTTTCTTTGCAATCGTTTTGGGTTGGGCTACGAATTGTTTACCGGCGGCTTTTCCGGCTCGCTTGGCTTTGGTCGTCGCAGCGTACTCACTAGCGCTAAGACTTTTGATCGCAGCTTTTGGAAGGTATCGTTCACCAGTGTCAGAAGATTTTTTACCACTTTTAGTCGTCCAATCTTGTTTGCCCCAGTCTTTCAAAGACTGTTGCGGTTTAGCTAATCCACCACCGGCCATTTTTTTCTTCCCGGCGCAGTGCGCCTTTTCTGAGAAACCTTTTGGGGCATCACAGTTTATGGCTTTCTTGCGCTTGTCAGACCACTTAGTCACGGTACCCACCGCCTGCGGCTTTGTATCGTTTAGCCATGACCTGCGCTTTACGCGCTGACCACTGACCCGCGCCAGTGCCTACGATGGCAGCAGCTTTGACGCTGTTAAAAATCCGTTTACGTAAACCGGGCTTGGTGTAATTGCCAGCCTCATTTACCTTGGATTTTACTTTACCGCCTTCGGCGTATTGCGTAAAGTCAGTATCATCCCGACGAGCTTTACGCTTACCTTTGGGCATTTTACTAGGGGAGATGGCTCCCATTCCACGGCTAGCTATCATCTTTTACCGCCTTTAACTTTTTTGGCTAGAAACATCTTATCAACCATCTTTATCCGCTGTGGTTTGGTTGTAACTTTGTTAATAATAGCCAGTCGTTTAGGTTCATTTGCGCCGTAAAACCCAGCCTTCTTTAAAGACTTAACTACGGTAGTTGCGGGTTTTGCGGTTGCCATATCAGCACATCTTTCCGCGGGTCTTACCTTTAACGGCAATACCATCTGCACGAGAAGACGCAGAACCGCCATTTTTATAGCCCATGTCGCTGATTTTTTTACGAGCAGCAGCATCTTTAGCGTCTTGTTTGGATTCTTCAAGTGCATCAAAGTTGGCCGGTTTTTTAACGCCGCGAGACTCCCGCTTCATTTCAGAAGCCGCTTCCCGCTGTTCTTTTTCACGGCGCTCATCACCACGTTTGGTCATTTCACGATCCGCTTTACCAACTCCGTACAAGCCTGCAGCAGTGCCTGTTGCCAATGCTGCTTCTTTTAACATACTTGTTCCAACACCGCCGCCACGATTTTCATCGTATTCGTTGACACTGCGTTTCATGATTTATCCTTAACAGGCTTTGCCGCCGCTTTTCATGCCAATCATCGTGCCTTTGGTTTTGCCTTTAATGGCAATGCCGTCAGCGCGCTTAGAAGCTGAGCTAACAGAACCGCCAGAAGCCATCTTCTTGACTTTACCGCCTTTTTTCATGGCTGACCTACCAGAAGTTAACTCTTCATCTGTATTAGGTTTACCACTACCACTACCGCCAGCAAATTGACCTTGATCTCCGTATCCGGGAACCGCATATCGTCCAGCATCTGAGTCTGCACGAAGGTTTGCTTCTGCTTGCCTTAACATTTTACCGCCGTCTTTAACCGTAAAAGGGGACTGGACAATTGCAGTGTCGTATCCTATTGCTTCAGCTTGCTCTGCGGGAGAAAGCCTATTACTACCCATAGGAACATCAGCAGGATCTGATGACTTCTTGTCTGGCTTATTTATACCGGATTTATGCATGATTAACTCCTTAGCAGGCTTTGCCGCCCTTGTTCATCTTAACCATTGCACCTTTGGTTTTACCTTTGGTAGCAACACCATTAGCAGACGCGCGGAATGAGCCGCCAGCAGCCATACCGCCTTTTTTCATACCTCTGCCATCATTGAGAAAAGCGGGTTTACCGTCTTTCATGGGCATAGCGCCACCACTAGCCATACCGCCTTTTTTCATGGCTGAATTTTTCATCATTTTACCGTCAGGCATCTTGTGCATGCCATCTTTTTTCTTAGCCATGATAGCCATCATTCCGGGGTTCATTTTGGAAGCCATAGTATTACCGCCTTCTTTCATAAGTGACATCTTGCCATGAAGTGTCTTGGGTTTGTTAACTCTTTGAAGATCGGGGCGGGACGTATTGGTGTCCTTACCAAACTTCATTCCTTTGCTCGCGCCGCTAAATTCTTTAGCAACCGATACTGGTACGCCCGCAGCCTTTGCAAACTTCGGGTTGTGTGCAGCAGCATCCATGAACTGCTTTTGTTTTTCACTTTTGGCTGGCATCATTATCTCCTACGCTGGATAAGTCCACCACGCAAATATTGCTCGTATTCTTCAATGTCAAAGTTGCCTTTACCGCCACCACCATAACCACCGTCTTGGGGCATGTAATCACCGCCGCCTTGGGGCATGTAATCACCACCAGCGCCCCCTACTGGCGCAAATCCACTGCCGGGGCCAGAAGATTCTTGTTGGGGGCCAACTTCCGGCGTAATACCATATATACGTTCACGTAAGGCATCAAGTTGTGCAGGTGTAAAGTTACTTTCTACAGGCACGCTTTCTAGTCTTCTTGGGAGCATTGTTTCGTTAAACTTAAATCGTTCACTATCTTCTGCGTCAGGGCCAACGTAATAAGATGACGCGGGATTAATAGTGCCGTAAGTTTCGTTACGTAAAGTGTCTTCAAATTTAGCTCTACCCTCCGGTGAATTTGTTCGCGCCTGTATCTCTGCTATTTTTCGTTCTTCTTCTGCTATGTCTATATTCTGAGGTACGTTGTTGTAGATTACGCGACCCGCTGTATCTATCGTGTTTTGTGCATATGGTAAACTACTACGAACACCAAACTTGTCTGTAAGGTACTCAATAAGCTGATTGGTGTAGTACGTATGTGGGCTAACAATCTTAAGAAAATCATCCCGTTCTTTTTGTGTGGGTAACGTATTAGCGTACTCACGCCCCAATATACTAGCAAGTCCAAGCAAGGGTGCGGCCATGATTAGTCGTCCTTTTTCCTGCGAATTAACTCAGCAAAAGGTTTGCCTGCAATCATTTCAGTGATCCGCATGCCTGTCCACACAATCGTAAACAGTGCGGCAACCGCAGGGAGCAGTTGCATTACCGTACCAATAGCCGTAACAACGGCTACACCGTCTGCTACATTCTTTAGGGTTTCAACGTTGTCTTGGTTCATATCAGCATTTCCACCTTGCAAGAGCAGCCGCCTTACGGGTGGGCTTACCCTTCTCGTCTTTCATGGGGCCGGGCATACCTGACATGCGTGCGCAGAACGAGTCCTTACGCTTGCCGCCTTGTGGCTGTGGAGCCTTTAGGTTACTACCCGTAGCAGCGTTGTACTTAGCACGGCCTTTAGCAGTCAAGCCCGCCCCCTTGGATATTGGCAATTTCTCGCCTCTTCCAACTGATAGGACGGGGCCTTTCTTCTTAGCCATAGAAAATTGTGACTGAAGTTACGTTCGTCACAGTTCCATGAACATTGGTGCTGAATAAAACACCCTCGCCCGGAAATATAAGGTACGTAGGTTGCGTAGCAGAAGCCACGGTGTTAAGCGTGATAAGGGTTGTGCCGCCTGACCCACCATCTTTAAATACCACACTACCAGCCGTGGCTGACGGAACCATGTAGACAGCTTTTACCCTTGCTCTAGTAAGAGCAGTAGGTGCTTGATTGGTAAATTGCCCCGTAGAAGTTAGCGGGACACTTGCCTGTACATCAGTTTGCATCGACATAGGATGCTCCTAATTAAGCAGTGCGTGTAAACACGTACGCTGTTGCGCTAGAGAACATGATGGTGAAACGAGCCAAGCCTGTTA